CATCCTTTAACACTAATGGACTTAAACGGAGACAATCCTGACCACGATATATACAAGGAAAGAATCAACTCTTGTACTATCATAGGAGACTGTCCTGATAGCATTAGAGAAGATATGGATAAGTATGACAAAAAGGATGGCTGGTATTACTTCCACTTTACAAGGAAAGATAACCCAGTATTCACTGATGAGATGATTGAGAGAGCATTAAGTGATTATGTACCTGGCTCATTCAGATATTATTCAAAAGGCTTAGGCTTAAGAGTAGCACCCGAGGGAAGTATATTTGCTGATGTATTAATGGCGTTGAAAGAGAAGTTACTTATAATGGACGATACAGTCCAAGTAAGACGCTTATTTGCAGGTATAGATTACGATAAGGATATAAAGGTAATAACTATCACGGCAGAGCTAATGAACGGTATAATAGCAATTGTGGACTATATGAGCGTTGATGGTAATGTAAGCATAGAAGAGTTAGATTATGAGTTCAAGAAGTTTACTAAACCATATCTAGATCGTTACCAAGGTAAGTTCAGAGACGTGTTCACAGACCACAATGAGTTTACTACAACTAAATCATTGAAGAAACGTAACCCTAGATTCTCGTTTAAACCTGCTGAAAAGCAAGGTATGTTCGGTATAGAGGAAAGGATAGACAATCTTCTAATGGCGTTTAGAAACGGTATGATAGTGTTTACACCTAAGACGTTACCATTGATAGCACATTACGGTAAACTGATATACGATAAGTCAGGACGCAAATGGGATAAGGTAGACAAAGGAAGTAAAGAAGCTACACATTGGATGGATAGTATGTTTTATTCATTACGCAAAGTGTGGTTGAAATTAAGACTAGATAAGAGAAAGTAGGATACATATGAGGATAGTTAGTCAAGATAAGACGGTAGATATTGATTATAGAAATGTTATATTACAGTCTTTTAAATTTGAAAGCATAGACAAGAATAAACCGTTAGAGTGGGTAATTATAGACAAATCTAGTGGGCTTGATTTAGGTACATATTCATCGGAAGAGAAAGTTTTAAAAGTTATGGAAATGATAAGATACGCAAGTATGGGGTATATTGATAAATTAAACGGAAACTATAACACCACACAAATAACATTCGACGATACATTCCCAATAATTACATATTTCTATATGCCACAAGATAACGAATAAAAACGAAAGTAACTTGTAAGGAGGTTAAACAATGCTTAGTATTAGAGACAAGTTAAGAGGGTTAAGTGATTTCTATGACCTTACATATTACTATAGGTTAATGGGTAAGATGCTTTATCAAGGACACGTTACAAAGATAATGGGTGCTCCTGGTATCTTCAAGAAATGGAGTAACTTCCACGATTGGAACCCAACACCAATGAGTAGCCAAACTAGAAAGTCGGCTAACTTACCTAAACTAATCAGTGAATTTATGGTTAAGAACATATACGCTGAATACCCAGAGTTTACTATTGGTACATCAACCGATAATATAATGGAAGTCTTAGAGAGAAGTCAATTTGCTGAAAAGGATAAGAAACTATTTGAGACGCAGATTAACTTAGGTGGTAGATTTACAACATTCTACATTGAGGATAGACAACTATACTTGAAGTATATAACTGCTGATAGAGGGTTTATTACGAATGAGAAGAATGGAATACCTCACGAGGCTGTATTTTATACCGAGTTTAAGCGAGAGGAAACACAAGGACATCAAACTAGAACGTGGTGGTATACTCTCTTAGAATGGCATTATGAACAAGACGGCGTAAGATACGTTAAGAATGAACTGTATCGTAGTGCTAAGAAATCACTATTTGAACACAACTATACAAACCGTATAGCGGAAGTGTTTGGCGAATTGGTTGACTCGGAAGAACAAGTATATAATATCGATGTTCCAACATTTGTATACGGAACTAACCCTATTAACAATAACGTCGATATGAGAAGTAGAGAGGGCATAGGAGCATTCATTAACTGTATCGATGCGTTAATGGTTGTAGACGAAGCTTTTGACACTATATCAAATGAGTTAGTTGGGGGTAGATTATTCAAGACTATTCCTGAAGGTATCACTGACCAAGTGCAAGATACACAATCAGGCAAGATATATTCTAGTTATGACAACTATGCACCTGATGTTATCACATATGAAGATGATGGTGTTGGGACTGCTAAAGAGATTGGTGCATTTGCTCCTATCCTTAGAATCGAATCACAAGTACAAGGATTCAATGTTGGGATAGATATGGTTAGTACATCTATTGGTATCAGCTCAGGGACGTTTAGACACGATGGTAAGACTATTGTGACAGCAACTCAAGTATTGACTGACAAAGACGATACATCTAAAACTATCAAAACATACGAGACATCAATTGAGAGATATTATCAAGATATATTCTTATTGATTAAACTGATAAGTAACAACGAATCTATGTTATCTAATATCGGAGAGTTCGAAAGAAAAGACATTTCCGTTATGTGGAAAGACAGTGTTATTACAGATGATGAAGCAAAACGAGAAGAAGATAGAACTATCGTAAATAACTTTTGGATGCCACCAACGTGGTACTTAGAGAAATATGGTTATGCTGAAGATGAGACTGATGCTATTAGATTATATGATTTAGCACAAGAAATGAAACGTAAGTCAGAAGAGATTATATTCCCTGATGATGACCTAATTGATACTAACAATCCTGATGCAATAGTAGGCGTTGAGGATGGTAAAGAATCAGTTGAAGAAGTCTTATTAAACGGTGCTCAAATAACCGCAGCCGCTGGAATCATAAAAGACTTTAACGATGGTGCATTATCACGAGATGGTGCTATGACGATGCTTATGACGTTCTTAAATATAGACCAAGATAAAGCAAGTGTTATGCTAGACGAAGCGAACAAGGCTAAATTAGACGCTGATAGAACGGCTCAAGAGGCTATCAAAGCTAAAGAAGTTGTTGAGACTAAGCCAACTAAGGTTGAAGAAGTAGAAAAAGAATGACAATTAAGCAAAAACAAGAACTAATTGAGAAGTTAAATCTTGCGTTTATAGAGAGTGGTATCAAACTAAATAGCAGACAATACACTAAGTTTTTCGATAAAGCCATAGCAAAGGCGATTGAAACCGCTGATAATGGTAACGTATCGACTAAGCAAGTAAAGGATGCTATCAACCAAATACAGATAAGCGAGGCATCATTTGTTAGACAAACTTACAATATGACTGTACTAAGTGGACTGACTAACGTGGTAGAGAAGCAGAAACTTGACCAGAGCGATTTGAACGTGTTTCTACCGCTTGTGGCTATCACTAGGATATTTCCTATAGGTAGACCTCAACAACTCGTTAGAAGCGTAAATAACGTCACTAACGCTATACTGTCTAGGAGTGCTAAAGGGTTAACCGGACTTGAAAAGAAGTCATTACCTTTTATGAAAGATTACTTCAACAAGAATCAGAAGTTTATCAAACAACAATTGGCGGTTAATAGACGCAATATTAAGATGATTAACGCTAAGGTTAAAACAAGTATTAGCAAAACGATAGCGAAAGAGTTAAAGAAACAAATCAAGATGAAAGTCCCAGTTGTTAAGAATGGCGAGTTTATGGACTTTAAGAGACCTAAAACGTTTCAAGAGATACGCAAGGACTTACTTAACAAGTTTGGTAAAGAGATAGATTATAGAGTTAAACGATTAGTAGACACTGAATTACATAGTTTGGCTGAAACTACTAAATTCGACCAACATTTATTTATGGGATACACTCATAAGAAATGGGTAAGTACAGGGCAAGCGAATGTAAGAAATATCCTTAAAGGTAGAAACAAGACTTCCCACGTTGTTATGAATGGGAAAACTATACCTATCAAATCCAAGTTTAATATGTTTGGAGGCGGTCAAGGTATGCACCCAGGAGACCCTGAACTACCAGCAAAAGATTTTATCAATTGTCATTGTAGCTTAGTCTACATTAAAAGATAGTCAAATGCCGATTAGACTGTAAACATCGGGAGAATGGTAGCCTGAACCATAATCAGGGTAAAGTGTGCTCACACTTTCAAGGAGGAGTAATATGTTTGATTTAACAAAAGCAGTAGAAAAGTTTACAAAGGATGGAAAGTTAGATATTGCAGGTTTAAAAGCCTCAATTGATTCTGATTATGTAAATCCAATTGTAGCAAGTAAGAAACCTGATATGGATAAACTGACGCTAGATGCTGTAACTAAGGCTGAAGCAAAGATTATCTCCGAATTAGGATTAGGAGATGTTAAAGATGTTGCAGGGTTAAAAACCTATGCCGATAACTTTAGTTCAAATTCTGATGAGAAGCAAAAAGCATTAACAAAAGCATTAGCAGATTTAGATATTGCAAACGGATTCAAAGGTAAATATGATGACGCTATGGCGACTAATAAAGACCTACATTATTCGACTGCAATCAAAGGTGTATTCGACACCAAGTATTCTAAGTTCGTAATGAACGAAATGGATTTAGCCAAAATTGGCGATGATAACCCTATTGAAACGGTTGTCGAAACATTACAGGCAAAATACCCTGAAATGACGCTTAACTACAAAACTAGTAAAGGCAATGGTCCACTTCAAATAGTGGAACCAACACAGTCTGAAGTAGACAAAATGGCTATAGCAATGGGTGTTAAGAAACCTGAATAAAAACAAGGAGAACAATTATGCAAACATTTAAGTTAAATATCCAAATGTACGCTGCGGTAAATTACGCAACGATATATGAACAAGCATTAGACCAAGTATTCAAACAAGAATCACGTTACAGAGATTTATGGGATGTAGGGGCTACCTCTACTAGTAAGTACAAGTACACTGGTGGGAACTCGATACAAGTTGCTACATTAACCGTTACAGGTATGGTTGATAGAGATAGAGATTCTATTGATGGTGTATTTTCTAGACGTCACGATAACACTTGGCAAACATATACATTTGACCACGAGAGAGAATGGGACACATTAGTAGACCCACTAGATGTTGATGAAACTAATATGGTTATGTCAATTGGGAACGCAACTGCTGTTTTCAATAAAGAAGAGAAAATTCCTGAAATGGATAAGTATATGACGAGTAAATTATTCTCGACATTAACTACATTCAAAGCTGCTAACATCAATACTAACGCAATGTCAACTCCTGCTGAAGTATTAACAGAGTTTGATAGAATGATGGATGCAATGGATGAGGGCGAAGTATCTGAAGAGGGCCGTATCTTATATATCATTCCTGCTAAAAACAGACTATTAAGAAACGCAGTTAATATCGTTCGTCAAGTTGGTACTAGCCAAGCACAAACTGCTATGGATAGAACTTTAGAAAGACTTGATACAGTTAAGATTATCAAAATCACTACTGCTAGAATGAAAACTACTTATGACTTCACTATTGGTGCAGTTGGAACTGGGAAACAAGTTAATATGATTTTGGTTCATCCAATCGCAGTTATCGCTCCGATTAAAGTAGACCAATCATTAATGTCACCACCGTCAGCACATACTAAGGGTAAATCATTGTACTACGAACAAACATACGCATTAGCAAGTATCCTTAAAAACAAAGCAGATGGTATCCAAATGAATACAGTAGTATAGAAATAATAGGGAACGGTTACTCATATTTATGGGTAGCCACCCTAAATAAATTAGGAGGTACATTATGTACTTATTGAATAAAGGGCATCGCACCAAAGAAGTAGATAATGCTAAATTGAGAGATAAAGCATTAAAAGATGGTTGGAATGTTATTGATAAAAAAGGTAAGATTTTAACTCCTGCAACTGGTGGTAGAGATTATACTGCTGTTGAGTATAATGCTGTTGTGGCCGAAAGAGATAAAGCCATCCAAGCATTAGCAGATTTAAAAGCAAAATAAACTTATAGATAGGCCTCACCCAAGCGTGGGGCTTATTTTATAAAAAAGGAAGTGAGATTATGTATCCAAATGGACCATATTATTTATGGGATTTAGAACAAACAATAGATGATGATAAAGGTATGATATACGATTTAGACCGCAAGCGTTACTATATGACCGTAGCAGGCGTTAACAGTATACTAAGGGTTAATCTATCCAAGAAACTAAAAGGGGATGCCGAGGCTGATTATTTCGTTATCGAACAATGTGATAATGTTATGAGAGCATTACTTAAATCGCCTTATAATCCAATTCATAGAGATAACGTACAGTTTAAAATAGGTAGAACCACTCAAGCAAGAGAGGGGATTCAAGAGGCTTATCTTAGTCAAATTAGATGGGCGTTAAGATTTAACCTTGATATGAAAGAAGAGGGTATCAGTCCAAATGCTAAAACTGATTTGCGTAATGCACAGTTATGGCATATAGGAGACTATAAGATATTCGTTGACCCTGACCAAAAGGACGTGGGTTATTGATGAGATTCAAGATGATTGAGGAATACCAAGAGGTTGCGTGGAAACTAGAATTTGACCCTGAAACAAGTAAATTAGCCGATACTCCGATACCATTTAGATTTGATTATGTAGATGATGTAAGAGCAGAGGCAAAAGGTAGTCAAATGCTTCGGAATTTTTTGAACACCGAATCAGGTACAGTACTAAAAACTGATGACGAAATGGGATTTAAACCAAAAGATAAGATACTGATGGATTTAGAGAAGAACGATCTAAACGAATATAAAGACCAAAACGAAATAACAAGTGTAAGAGCAACAACTGATAAAGGTAGAAAACTAGATAGACTAAGAGGCGGAACTCAATCAACTATTTATTATTTAGGACTTGAGAAGTAATGAATGTTAACCATTTAAGACTTGGGAGTTCAGCGATAATGAAGCGTGTAGCACCTTTTAGAGATGGTGGGATAGTTGCATCCATAAAAAGCAGACAAACGCTTAGAGGGTTTCAAATAACCTCATATGGATTCATAGCACCATATAACATCTACCTAGAGAACGGAACAAGATTCAGTGGGAAACACGTTGGATGGTTCTCACAAAAAGGAACATACGCAATATATACTTATTTAGATACGGTATTAAATGGTAACTATTACGATATGAGTTCAACAATTCAAGCTGTAGCGACTAAGAGTTTAAACACACCAGCGTTACAACTAAGACTGCAAAAGAGTATGGGGGTAAAATAATGCACATTAAATCAATACAATCACAATTAGGACAAACAATCCTTAACACAATGAAAAATAACACATATGGGATAACATACAAAGCAGGAGAATTTATCCTACAAAGTGGTATTCACTTTGAGTTCGAGGAATACCCAAACCCTGCTCTTGTTAAAACAACAAAATATACTCCTACTATGTTACAGTTTGAGAATGAATACAAGAATATGGAAGAACGTGACCCTAACAAGTTTACAATAAACATATTGTCAGGTATACACGGTGAATCGGATAACGAAATGCACAACGATAGAAACGCATTTGAACAGTTAAGACAGTTTCTTAACAACGACCCTTTTAGAACATTTGTATTCAACGATACTCCTTACCAAATATTTAACGATAGCACGAGTAAAGTAGCATTTGCGTGGGAGGCTAATACCGAGTATACAATACTAACAAATGTATTAGTATTTGAACAAGATGAAACTATGGTTATTGTAGACAAGTTTGAAACTGATATATTAAACAATTTAATAGTAAACGGTACTGGAATAAATAGACAAAAATTTATCACTGGTGCTAATCCTGAAGATTTCTTCAAGCAATATACAGTTATTGGAGATGGACCAGTCAAGTTAAGAAGCGTTTTGCTAAAAGGCGACCACACTGACTTAACTGACAAATTAACACTAAACATCATCGAAGATAAAGATATGAGCGGTTTCAAAAACTTAGTAGACAATTCAGACGAGTTTGGTAATTGGACTAATACGCAACTAGAATTTACAACATTTATATATAATGGCACTCTATCAGCACAATCACTAAACCCAATAGGCGGTATTGTGACAACTGGTGGAGGGAAAAGAACGTTATCTCAAATGCAAATCTTTGTTGAATTTGGTATAGATATGCACTATGCAAATGAGGGTACTTTCCAACTTAAGAAAAACGATGACGAAATACCTATAGAAGAAAGAACGAAAGTTTATGAAACGTTCAAACCAATTAGTGTCGAGTATACATTAGGTAAAGCTGATGATGATAACCAAACTATTGGGGACTCTAACTCGGAAGCGGTAGCTATTGCTAAAGTTCGTACTGTGACAATATCTATGTATGATGAGAATCTCGATTTTATAACAGACGTATATGATGATTTACTTGGTGATGGTGATATGAACACGGTCTATGATTTCAATTTTAAAGTTAGAGAACCGTTTGGGTTTAAGACAAGAAAACTGTTGTTAATCGGTGGGAACATTCCGCTTATTAGAAATAGTAGAACTATAATTACAATGCAATTTAAAGATACGGTGTTATAATGGCTGAAGATTTAAACTTAAACGTCAATTTTAACGCTCAAGCCCAAGCAGGACCAACCGAAATAGAGGTAAGTAAACAAGGACCGCAAGCAGTTACAACTCCAAAAGAAGACGAGAACTTAAACCAAGCGTTAGCCGATAGAGCATTAGTAATAGGTACTGCTTGGAATGTCGGAAAGTCAACAATTGGAAACTACGGTAATATTACTGGCGATTTTGCAGGACAAAAACAATTAAATATGGGGATTCAATTAGGTGCGTATGGTCTTGGTGTAGCAGTTGCACCATTGGCTGGTACTTTATTAGCCGTAAGTGCAGGGATAAACACTGGTGTATCCGTGGTAATAGAACTCCGTAACGATAGAATACAAGTAGTGAGATATACCCAAGTAAATAGAAATCGAAAAAATAATGGTAGGTGGTAACTATGGCTATTAAAAATACACATATAACAATAAATGGAGTAGATACTAACTATCTTAATTTATCCGTTCTAAAGAAGATTGATAGAACATTGGACTTTGGTTCATTTGTAGTTCCACAGTCCGTTAGAGGCGAGTTATATAAGCGTGGAGACCTAGTACACATAGTCGGCTCACTTAACGGTAGTGATTTTAGCGAATATCAATTAGTTGAGAGTGATGATAGAAAATTCTTAGCACCTATAAATGGAGTTGATTATTACAATCACAATATAACTTTAATGGAATATACTTATTTGTTACAATTTAAGACTGGTAGTAATATGGAATTTCCAGTACCAGTTGATGCACCTCCATTTACTTGTTATGAAATATTGAAATCAATTCAATTAACAACTCCGATGGAAACATTAGATTTAGTAAACGATACTAGAATGTATAGTATTGAGGGAGACAACTTAACATCTACTCTAAGAACTGGTTTAGCGAGATTAGCAACGGATACTCCTGCTCCTGAATTTACATTCAATAACGAAACTGTTAGAGAAATGAACGATAAAGTATTAGATTATCTAGGTGGTATTTCGAGACTTAGATATCCAGGTATTTTAAGTAGAGACGATTACAACGAATTTAACGAGCTAAGAGTCAAAGATGAAGATACTAAAACAAGAGCATCATTCCACGATTTAGCCAAGTATTCAACTAATGCTGTGCTAGATTTAGAAAACAAGACTTACTCAAATGATATAGCAAGTTCAAGTATCGTTGAGCCTAGTGTTGATGCTACACAAGTGTTTAGCACTGATGAGGCAATATTGACCACTGAAAACGCTAAACAGTCAGTTAAGAAAACCATAAGAGATTCAATCAAAGTGGAGATGCTTGTATTACAAGAAGATTTATTCGGAGCAGATGAGAGAGTATTATATGATATTACTGAGTGGGTATTAGAATATGAAAATTGGCGTAAGAATGGATTAGGTAGTTTGTTCGTTGTTGATGATTTACTGAATAAGAAACTCAAAAGGAATACAGTATATTATAAACGTGGAACTAAAGATTTCTTAACTTGGTTTGATACATATTCGTTATCAACTACTACAACATTAACAAACATTATATTTGCGGTACAATTCCGTGAGGGTGTATCACCAACTAGGTTTATACCACAAGGTTTGTTTGATTTTGAAAACTCTATGAGATTCACATACATAACAAGTGATAACAGTAGAATGATAGTTGAAAGAAAAGACTTAGAAGATATCGACTTTGATAGTGATTTAATAATGGGTCAATCGGCTAGAAACTTATCTACCGAAAGAGCAGTTAAGAAAGCATATAATGATTTACAAATGCAAGGATTAGAAGATTACAAAACATCTATGGTAGTTGATAGTTTTAATGATATATATAATATCAATGATTATACACTAGATGGCTTTAAATTAACCGAGATAGAAATACAATTCAGAGAACGTAACTTGCTTATCAATTACAAATGGACTAAAAACTTTATTAAGACAAGCGATTTTATCAGTTTAAAAGGTGAAATTAGAGAGAGCGATATTTCAGGTTACAACGCTGTTGTACCTAGATACTACAATTATGCACAGTATATCGAACTAAACACTGTGAGCGAACCTGATACGTCACAGATGGGTTCACAGTTCTACTTCGTGTTGTTCAGTAGTTTCTATTCGTTAAAGACTAATACACCAATTAAAAATGCGTTCTTATCAAGTAATGATATGCAAATTGAAAACGATGAATCAATCGCAGTTGCGGTTAATAGTTCAGAGGGTGGAGATGCGTTCCATTTCGAGTTAGGAATCGAGGACAGTTTAATCGCTGGGAACTCAATAGTTAAAGAGGGTTCGGTACACACAAGTCAAGCAGTCGAATACAAAGACATTAACGGTGAACTAAGTGACGTTAAAATCGAGTGGGCTGATTCATACACTGGTGATAAATTACTATTCCCAATGATACCTAACAACGGTAAAGGCAATATATTAATAGCAAACGATAGCAATTACTTAATTAGAACAAACATAAACGAGGCAATTAACTTTGGTATGAGAGTTCAAATTATTAACAATATCAATTATAAAAACACATTCGTATTAGGTGATAGATTCTTTAAAGGGAATAACCTAATTAGAGTTATACAATCATATGACACAATTAAAATATTTGGTTCAGCAAATGAAGTGTATAGAGGTAATGAGAAGATTGTTCCAAAAGGGATTGAAGTATCTAGATCATTAGACTTTAATTTTGCAAACGAGATATCAATCGCACTTAACGCTCCGTTACCATTACAAGATTACTCGTCTTGGGCTATTGTAGGTGTAGACGCTGACGATAGAGAACATTTGATAATAGGTGTCAATCAACGTTTAGATGGCGTAGAAGAGGAAATTTCTAAATTTTATTGGAATGGGAAAAACAAAAACCCTAACAAAAGATACTTTGATATTTCGATAGACTTCGCTGGAACTATACCCGATGCACCGACTAACTTAGTAGCAACGGTTATTAGCTCGGAAAGAATAGATTACACTTGGGAAGATAACTCAAACAATGAATCTAGTTTCTTTATAGAATTAGCATTAGATAATTTATTCACACAATTTGTTTCCGCTAGTTTAGTAGGGGCAGGGGTAACTACATCATCATTTACTAACTTAGACCCTGAAACTCTTTATTACGCTAGAGTAATCGCTAGAAATACGGTAGGAGATAGCGCACCAAGTAACACGGAAATTGCGACTACTTCAGAATCAATACCTGAAAGTCCTACTAATCTAGTTATAGGTACTATTACAGACACAAGTGTTCAAGTATCTTGGACTGATAATAGTGATAATGAGACTAACTTCGTGGCTTACTTCTCGGTAACTGGGGAGTTTGGTACATACTATTTGAAAGACGATACTATACCAGCCGACTCAACAACATTTGTTTATACTGATTTATCGGAGAATCAAGAGTATTTCTTTAGAATATTCGCTGAAAACGCCAATGGCCAAAGTTCGTCATTCGCACAAGGTACAGCAACGACTAACGAAGTACCTACTGTTACGACCGTTCAACCGTTAATTACAGACGTATCATTTTCACACAATTCAATTAGTTGGAAAGTGTTAAATAACGATGATGATACAGCAACTATATATAGCGAAATTGGAGATGCAACTCCTGAAACGGTTATAGGTATTGTAGCAAGTGGTGTTAAAACATCATTACATACGGTGTCGTTCCTAAGTCCGCAAACACAATATACGATATATGCAAAAGCACAAGCGACTGGAAAGGCATTATCTACAGCTCACAGTGTCAGTGTAACAACTGGAACTGCACCAGTAGCAACTTATGATTATACATTTAGTTACAACGGTGGAGAGGGCGGATATACAAATGTTACAAGAACTGGTGAGAATTTAGAGTTTATTATTCCACCAACACCTAGTGAAGATGAGTTTTACACATTCACTGGTTGGAGTCCAACACCACCTGATACACATTCAGCATCAAACGATGGAGGTTCATCCGTGGCTGAATATAGTTACAATCCACCATTACCAACTTTAGCAACACCGACTGGGCTTGCATTAACGGCTACTGTATTTAGTTGGAATGTGGTTCCAAATGCAACTGGATATTTCTTTAGAGTACCTGGGGCAAGTTGGATATTCACATCAAGTACATCAACTGGTATTTTAAGAATATCAGGAACATACGAAGTTTATGCAATAGCAAGTGGGTTCAATGACTCGGCTACAGCATCGATAGTATTTTAACTTATTGGGTGGGGCAACTCACCCTTAAAAGGAGGACATTATGAAATTAATAAAAGCACTATACATCATAGCAGTTGCATTATATTATTATGTAATAACTGGCTATGAATCGTGGTACGGTAAAGAAAGAGACCTTATGATACTCGTAATAATTTACGGTGTATTATCTTTGGTTGAAGTAGTATTTAAAAACTTCACAGTTAAGAAGAGAGGAGCAAGATAATGGCTGAAGTAATTAGAAATATATTTAAAGTTTATGTTGATATCGATTGGAAAGTAACGGATACTATTCCAGCACCTATCGCAGCGTTCGGTAACGGACAAACTACTATTAGGATTGTTAGTGCTGAAGCAAATCCAACCCAATATACTGGCGGATTAAACTTTATATTAGCAAGCGGACAAACACTTGACGAGAGACAACCAATGTTTGAAAATGGTCAAGAAGAAGTAAACGGTGAGCAATGGTTCGTTTGGGATTTCCCATTAACGAGATTTATCACATCAAATTCTTCTAAAAATGCTGATGGAACATTGTTTTTCACAAGTGTATTCAAATCAATATCAGATACAAATAACGAATATCCACAAGTACCACAATCGGAGGCGACAATTTCAGCGAGTTCTCAAAGTGTAACAGAGATACTGGAAGATGATGTTGTTCAAACGTTGAGTGGTCAAATAAACGATAGACTTAAAAAAGACTCAACTGGGTTAACTGACATAGATAACGACAATGTAAACCTAATGCCTTTCTATGACGCTGACACTGGGCTTCAAACTAAGCAAACTAAAGTTGATTTTATACAAGATGTTGTTGATGAAATAGGAGAAACAACTGGTGTTATCGCTTATCCGACTGATGGACTTGCAGGTATCACATCACCTTTAACTGGTAATCCAGTTACAAGAACTGTTGACGATGTTAACGATGAAGATTTTGATAAGGATAACTCTACTGAAATATCACACGTTATACAAGTGACAGGAGTATGGGAAACTGCGTTCGAGTCAGTTTATCCAATCGGATTTTTAACTGGTGAGTATACGAGCTTAGTATTTACACAAAATATATTCGCTAAAAAACTCGGTGCGAGCATTGACTTAAGAACATCATATTATATTTACGATGCAATTAACGGATTAAGAATAATAGGTAGTGGACCTAGTACATTCGCAGGAGCGGTAATCACAGTCAATACGGATACCTATTCAGCAAACTCAAAACAAAATGTAATTAATGAATTATCAGTAGACCCAGGTATCGGTGAAAGAGTTTACACTGTAACCGAAGTTAGAGGTACAGCAGGAGATACAGGTTTTGCACAAATCGAAGATGGTGTATCAACATTTAGCACTTGGCAATTACCGACTGGTGGAGCATTGGCTGGTTTAATTAGAAAAGTTCCAAGTCCAGTTGAGGATAATATCACATCACAAACTGCTGATGGTAGTTTAAAAGATGGCGGTATTACTATTGGAGACATTATGCAAAAATCAGTTGAGCTACCTTTACTACAATTACGAAGTGAAAAAGGTAATGCGAACGGTTATGCAGGTATTGAAGCAGATGGGTTTATATCAAATTCTATTTTGCCTCAAAGTCTAAAAAGATGGTTAGGTACATTTGGTACTGCTGGTTCTGATACTGGTGGAGATTTACCAACTGTTGGTGTTTCCGTAGGAGATACTTATGAGTGTATTATAGATGCGTTCGTTTCAGCGGTTGCAGGGATAACATTTGACAATGGAGATTTTGCAACATTCAATGGAACTGGTTGGAGTAAGACTGATAATACTGAAGCGGTTAAATCGGTAAACGGTAAGACTGGTATTATCACAATTGTATCAACTGACTTAAGCGATATGCCTAGTTCATTCCCAGCAGGGACAATGGGCGACCATTTAATAGTTAATGATGCTGAAACTGGATATGAGTTAGTTGTAGCGAACAATAACACATCAACTGGTATTGTATCAGGTATGCAGTTAACAAAGGGTACAGGGGAAACCTTAACAATCGCAAGTGGTATCTATAAATTTGTTGATTACAGTAACCCTAACAAACCAAAAACAAACACTATTATTTATGGTGGAGAAAGCAATATAGCAATACCGACATTAACTACTGGTTATATCTCACACATTTCTATTGATGAGAATGAAACTGTAATATTTAGACTAGGACATTTAAGCGGTAGTCAACGTAGAACAGAATGTTTCCTAGGATTAGTAGGGCATTTAGATAAATTAACTGTAACAAATGTTCAATCAACACCAGTCGTAAATAATCAACCAGTTAATACATCATTTGATTTAGTTAACAAACCATTCATAGCAAGAGGTATTTTATTTACTGGTGTAAGTGGTCAAGCACAAATACAACATAGTGCTGGGACGATGGTTGGTATCGGTATTAATGCTGATATTGATTTGACTAATCCAAATGAAAGAGATTTCTCACAAGATAGCCCAGTAACATTTACTGAAATATGGCGTGATGGTTCAGGCGGAATTACACTTCAAACTAATACAAACTTTGATGC